GTGATGGCTGCGCCGGTATCCTTGCGGAGGATCGCCTGCAGGAATTCTGTGCCGGCCTGCTCCGCCTGCTGGTACTCTTCCGACTTGAGGTAGTTGCCGACAAGCGGGGTTTGCCCGAGCGTGTTCTGTACGAAGCCGGTAAGGGAATCGCCCATCTTATCGATGATCGGCAGCGCTCCCGCCGCTCGCGTAGCAAAAACGGTATCCTTGGACTGCCCCTCGGTGAGCGGCTTGATGTTCTGGCCTTGCTGGAACGTCACGGCCCCCGTTGCCGGGTCTATCTGGAGGCTCATGCCACCTTTCTTTGACGCTTCCCAATCCTGGAATGTGCCGGGGAAGCCCTGCTGCCGGGCGAACTCGTATTCTCGCACGGCCGATGGAAGGTCCGCCTGCTTGTCGGGACCTGCGGCAATACGATTGCCCGCGCCATCGAAGCGAACTTGGCCCTCGCCAAGGGTGAACGGCTCAGCAGCAGGCCCTCGGCGCAGCGCATCCAGCTCGAGCTGCGCCTTCTCAAGCCCCATCTGGTACGCCGGGTCCTGCCTCTGCATCTGCACCTTGAACAGCATTTCCGCGACTTGGCGCTGCCCGTCCGACAGGTACGGATGTGCGAGCGCGCCGAGCAACTGCTGCAGCGACGGCCCCTGCCGCGCGTCCGGACCGAACAGCGCGCTTTCCTCGGCTGGTGCCATCTGCTGTCGGTCGACGATCGCCTGCGCGACCTGCTCGACCCCGCCGCCCGGCGCGCCCGGCGACTGCGGCATGGGTACGGCCCCACCGCCCGGCGGCTGCATGGGGAAGGTCGTGGTGCCGATCGGCGCCTGTATGCGGACGCGATCCTCCGGCCGGCCGATCATGAGGCCCGCCATCTGCTGCGGATCAGGCTGAGGCTGGGGCATGCCGATGGACGGGTCGAGCGAGGCGACTTGTGCGCCGGCCGCCTGCGCCGAGGACGGATCAATCCCAAGCAGGGCAAGCGCCTTCCTTCGATGGCCGCCCATCTGGTTTTCGACCTTGTCCCGGACCGTGCCTGGCGCACCGCCATTGTTCGCATCCGAGGCGTTGTAGCGCCCGACGCGACCGGCATTCACGGCCGAATATATGTCGAGGATGCCCATGCCGGGCTGCACGCCGGCATCGCGCATATACTTCGCGATCGCCCCGTCCGGCCCGAGTTGCGAACCTTCTGCATTCGCCCAGTCGACCCCGTACTTTGCCGCCTGAGGCTCGCCGAACTGGATCAGCCCGCGGTGCTGCCCCCACTGCGTCGTCGGACCGCGCTTGGTCGGATCGAACGTGCCCGCCGTCTCGTAGGAGATGATCGTCGCGAGGTCGGTCGGATCGACGCCAAGAGCATCAGCGGTCGACCGAATGCCGTTGGCAAGGCCACTGGAAGCGCTACCGCCGCCAGACGGAACGGCGCCGGTCGGATCGGCCGATGGAGGCGCGGCGGGGAAATTGCCGCCGGGCATAAGCGAGCTGAACGCCGCTGTCGCGCTCTCCATACCGGCCTTCTGCTTGGCGCCGGCTTCGTCCATCATCGATCGTGCGACAAGCGCCTGGGCGATGCTGTTCAGCCCCTCGCCGATGTTGCGGGGCGTCTGGCGCATGTTCGCCATCAAGAGCGCTTCTGCGACCTGACGCTGTCGATCGAGATCGCCCGGCGTCTCGCCGCGGGCGGCGTTGAAGATGTATCCGACCATGGTCAGGCCTCGACTGCCTGGAAGATCATGTCATAGTTGACGGCCTTGTAGCCGCCGATGTCGATGACGGCCGCCGGATGGCGCTTCTCGACCTCATGCGCCATGAGCCCCATCTGCGGGGTTGGATCGCCCTTGTAGCGATAGAAATAGATGCCCAGCCCGTCGTCGGTCTCGCCGACCCGGCGGATATCTTCCTTCAGGCGCTCGTCGGACCACTTGAAGATGCCCGCCGACCCGAGGCCGAACAGCCCGCCGAGGATGTTCTGATCCTCTGCCTGTGCCTTCGCGAGCTGCTGCTGGTAGTTCGTGTTGATGAGCCCGGCCACGTCGGTCGTCGGAATGGGCGAGATGTTGGTGTTGACGAAGTTCGGCTGCTGCAACTGCGTTCCCGACAGCACAGCGATGAGCTCGTTGAGCGGCTGGCTTCGCTCCGCGAACTTCTCCTGAAGAGCACCCTGCCGAAGCACGTTCTGCTCATCGAAGGTTCGCGATGCCAGGGCGTTGTTCGCCTGGTTGGCTCCGAAATAATTGTTGAACATCTGCTGCAGCGCATCGTTGGAAAACTGCGCCCGCTGTGCGATCTGCCCATAGTTTTGCGCCTGGGCCGCGTTCTCGGCTTCGAGTGCCTGGTTCCCGAACTGTGCCCGGCCGAAAAGCTGCTGGTACGCCTGCGCCTGGGCGGAATTCTCAAATCCTGCCCGACCCGCCTCCAGTCCCACCAGCCGTGACTGCTCCTGTCCGCCGGCCAGGATGGCTCCAAGGCGTGCATCGTTGATGCCGCGATTGAGATCGTCCTGTGCGGCGCCATAGGCTTCCGAGCCGATGCCGATGCCCGAATTCGCCATCTGGGTGCGCATGGCTTCGCGGTCGCGATCGATCTGCGGCTGCAAGCGCGCCATCAGCGCGTCCTCGACCTTCTGGCGGTCGGCCGAAAAGTCCGTGCCATAAGTGCGCGTGATGTCGCCCGCGTCGCCGAATGTGTTGGCGAAGTCCATGTTGATGCGGCCGGCATCGCCGAACCCTGTCGCAAGGGAAGGACCGGAGTTGAACTTGCTGTAGTTGCCTGCCTGCCCGGCTGCCGGCAGTCCGGAGAGCGAGAACGGCTTCGAGAGGAGGCTGTTGAGGCGGCCGGATTGCGTTGATCCGAACGTTGCAAGATTGAGCTTCGTCTTGTCGTTCTGGTCCTGGATCGCCTGCGCGCCGGGCGACAGCGTCTGCGTCGCCGTGAAGGTCGGGATGTTGTAGGTCTTGTCCGTATAGGCGTCGTACAGGTCCTTGGATCCTGTCTGATCATAGCTCAGCGACCCGTTCGGCGTGACCTGGTTGACGTTGCCGAGATAGGCGTTCGCAACCGCCGTGCTGATATTCGTCGAGTTGGAGGCGGACGCCGTCTCCTGCGGGCTCGGCGGCTCGGGAATGTCAGGTGCGCAGCAGGCGACCCGATCCCACATGGTGAGCTTCAACATCTCGACCTCTTAGAAGCTGTAGATCATCATCGTGCCGGCCTTGCGGAAGCCCATTCGCCTCCACAGGGTCTCGACGCGAGGATCGGTGACGGACAGGCCGAGCGCACGCTTGCAGCCGCGGCCCTTGAGATCGTCGAGGATGAACCGCATCAGCTTGCGGCCGATGCCGTTGCGATGGTCCTTGAGGATGAAGATCGTGTCTTCGCGGGCGATCAGCTCGCCATTGTGCATGTCGTTGGTGAGATAGATGTTGGCGTAGCCGACCGCCTGGCCGGCCTCGGTCCTCGCCGTGAAATGGAGCAGGTAGCCCGCCCGCACCGCGTTGAAATAGGCGTCGAGGCGCGGGCTGTACGGAGCATAGTCGATCCCCTCGGCGGCCAGGCGCTCGCGCATCTCGGCATAGTGCTGGCGGTAAAGCGGCTCCAGTTCGGGATAGTCCGCCTCGCCGTCCGCGAGCTGGAAGGTGTAGGTCACGCTCCCACCACCAGTTCGCCCTGCGTGTAGGTCAAGGTCATCTCCACGAATTCCGATCGCAGGCCGTTGCCGGCCAATTGCAGTTGCGGCGCGAAGGCCGTGCCGGATGCCCCGATCGAGACGAACAGAGTGGTCGTGGTGCGAACCGGGGAGGCATCGTCCCACACTGCGACGTCCCACAGCCCGACGTCCCAGAGGCCCGGAAGCGGATCGACGATCGGGGCGGCCGGCGCATCCGGCAGGTCGATCGTATAATCGGTCGAGACGGTGATCTGCGGTTCGACCGCGGTCATGGACAGGAAGGTCGCCCGCGCCTGCGATACGATCTTGCTGCGCCCGATCTGGCCGAAATGGTCCCATCCGAGCACCGCGGTGCACGTATATGGCTTGCCGGCATCATCGGGTCCGACCTCGGCCTGCATCACCTTGCCTTCGGCGGTGCCGAAGAACAGCCAGTCGTCGTGAATACAGGCGCAGCGCGCATCCCATCCGGTATAGCGAGCCCAGGCCCCGGTCTGGAGGTTGACGACGAAGGAGACGAGGTTCGCGTCCTCGTCGGTCACGCTCGGCACGGTCACGAAGGCCATGCCGGCGCGATTCCACTTCACGATCTCCCACGGCCGCGCGCGATTGCTGATTACGGCCGCGCGCCACTCCGGTTCGATCGGCTTCGATACGGCAAACAGCGCGAGCGCGGCGGGGTCCTTGTTCACGGCGACGGAGATCGGCGCGAGCCCGTCCTCGGTGAGCACCAGCAGGTCGCCGCCTGCCTGCATGGTGCCGTTCGGTCCGAGCACCGGCGAGATGTCGTAACGGCCGACGATCGACCATTCGGTGGGCGCGTTGCCGGGATTGGTGCCCTGGTAGACTGCCGCCTCGCCATTGGTCGTCAGCACCACGAACTTGTCGTCGAGGCCGTCGCCGGCATCCATCGACCAGGTCGCCAGCCCGAGGATCGCGCCGCCCCGCTTGAAGACGCCCGCGAGATTGAGCCGCTGCGCGGTGCCGGCAAGCGAATTGACCGGGAGATACCAGATTTCCATCGACCCGCTGCGCACGAAGAACAGCCGGCTCTGGTATGCCGAGACATAGCTGATCCTCGACGTCGTCATGCTCGAGGAGCCGGCGAAGGTGATGGCATACGGCGTCGACGTCCCGGTCACCGAATGCCAGGTCTCGCCGTCGTAGATCAGCAGCGGGTCGACCCCGTTTGCCGCCTCCAGGAACTCCCCGCCCTCGGTCGAGAAGTTCACGTAGGAATAATATCCGGCTCGTCTCCCCGTAACATCCGGAGCATCGTGCACGCCGTCGCGGATCGACGACACATCGAAGATGGCCGCCGTGGTGGCCGCGAACATCGCCCGTCGACGCGCGCCGATGTAGGAGATGAAGGACACCACGGCCGAACCGACATCGGCCCACTGCTCGCTTCCGCCGCGCGTGCGAATGCTCTGCTGCAACGGGAAGAAATTGTCGAGGACGCGCGCCGAGCCGGGCGTGGATGCGATGAGGCTGGTCGCGGTGACCAGGCCGGCCACCGGCGCCGAGAAGGTCTTTTCGTCGAACTTCGCCCGTGCCGCCTGCGGCTTGGGCATGCGCCGGAATGCGGGCCTCGCGGACGTCAGCCGAGCGGCCATGGATAGGAACCTGTGGCGGAACCGGGCGTCCGCGCGACACCGCTGGTAAGGATGCCTGAGCCGCGATCGCCGCCGGCCAGCAGCGCCAGCGCTGTCTCGTAGTTGGCCATGTCCTCGGCGTAAGGCTGGCCGTGCGATTCCTTCCACTGCCAGATCATCGCCAGTTTCAGGAGCCGGGCATCCAGCCTGAAACAGTCGGTATCGGCGGTGAAGGTCGTCTTCTGCACGCCGTTGGCGTCCAGCGCGTACCGGCTGGAGACGTACCAGAACTGGGCCTCGGTCGCGGTCGGGATCGGCGGACGGACCGATATCTCCTCGCCGATGATGATCCACTCGCCGGGCAGCGAGACAGCCACGGATGCCGACTGTGTGGCGAGCCATTGCTCGGCATCGGTAATCTGCCGCAGCTTGCAGCCGCCCGCATAGAGCCCGCCCTTTTTCAACATGCGGCGATAGTCGACGGGCAAGGCCCATTCCATCGTCGTGCCGTCGCCGGTGAGGGTGCCGAGCGTCTTGAGCGCAACCCAGTCATGGGTGTCGAAAGCGATGCGCTCGGCCACCTCGATGGCGAGCGTCCGCATCTCGACATGTTCACGACGGGCGGACGCGAAGACAGCCGCCGGCACCGCGACGCCGATGCCCGGCGACGCGCACACTTCCTGAATGATGGTCAGGATGGGCTTGCGCTCGGCGCCCGGGACAATCGGGCCGCCCGTCGTGACGATGATCGGCATGGCTTATGCGGCCTCGCGCTGCGCTGCGGCCTCTTCGCACATCGAAACCAGCGTCTCGTGCGAAGGCTTGCCCTTGGGCTCGACGCCGGTCGCGTCGCGAAGGTAGCCGCGGAGTTCCGCCTCGCTCCACGTGCCGAATTCGCTTTCCTCCTGCGGTTCCTCGGCCGGCTGAAAGGTGGGGGCCGGCGGCGCATTGCCGGTGAGAAGCATGGCCTTCAGCTCGTCGATCTCGGCGCGCATGGCGGCGTTCTGGCGGGCGAGTTCCACGACGTCGGCGGACCCTGCGGCACGGTCCAGATAGGCTTTCGCCTGCGTCTTGAGTTCCCGTCCGCCGATGCCGAGCGTCTTCAGGTTCTTGCCGTCCAGCAGCGACAGTGCATCGGCCGTATAGATGCCGAGCGCCTTGAGCTCGGATCGCTTTGCCGGTGTCAGGAACGGCAGCTCCTCCAGCGGCGTGCCGCTGACGGCCTGCGTCAGGCCGTCCTTGAAGCGCCGATACTGGTCCGGCCACCGCATCGCATAAGTGTGCGGAATGCCGTCGATGTTCCTCCAGAAGGAGTGCGCCGGATAGCAGGGCGCGAAATTGCGATCTCCGGCAATCCGGATTTCGACCATCTCGACATCCTCGAAGATGGCCCGGCCGGCCTTCCGGCTCCCGGCCTCGTTGCGAACGGACACCGTCTTGAAGACGGGCGTGATCAGGCTGTCATTGGTGGGGCGGGCATTCATGGTGATGTTTCCGTCTGAGGGAGTGGGGTGGCGGGGCAGGCCGTCAAGCCCGCCCCGTGAGGAAGCGATCACGCCGCTACGGCGTCATCCATGAACGGTCGATCGATCTCGAACTCGGCAAGCCCGGCCGATGGCGTGCCGACCGCCGATGCGCCCTTCGCCCGCTTGACGCGGTCGCCGGCAACGACGGCATCATCCACGCTGCCGGCGGTGCCGGTCGCATAGACATTGGCGTTGTCGGCGAATTCCGCCAGCGCCTTGCCGATCGCCTTGCCGCTGATCTGATACCAGCCGTACTTGCCGGTAACGGACGCGGACATCGCCACCGCGACCGGGCCGATGGCATTGGCCGCCAGCAGCGTGGTCGAGCCGTCATCCTGGTTGAAGGTCACCCAGGTGCCGACGCCGGTCCCGTCGAGGCCCTTCAGGTAGATGAACTCGCCGACCCCATAGACGCGATCGACGGCCTTGATGATGTCGCCCAGATTGCCGGCGGGGAGATAGCCGGCGGTATGGACGTCGGAGACTTTCGTGCGGCCAAGGCTGGCCTCCATGATGCGATAGGTCATTGATGTTGCTTTCTGCAGATCGAGCGGAGAGAGGGCGGCCCGAAGGCCGCCCGGCACAATGTCGGGCGCGTCAGGCCGACGGGTTGGAATCGCGGAAGCGCCACGTGAACAGCGGGTTGATGAGCGTCAGTTCGCCCATCCAGCCGATGAACTGCGCGATGGCGTCCTGGTTGATGGGCATCTGCCCAGTCCCCTTGAACAGCTTCGCGAAGTTGCGCTGCTCATTGTAGCGCAGGCGCAGCGAGGCGGTTTCAAGCCCGTAGGTCGTGTTGGCCGGCATGTTGTTATTGAGGCCGGATGCCAGCACGATCTCGGCGCGCCGGCCGCCGCCGACATATTCGATCGCCGAGAAGCCGAGCGACGCCAGGCTGCCCTCGCGGGCGATCCGCTGGATGTTCAGCGTGGCCGCATCATACGCCCAATAGTGATCCTCGCTCATCATGAGCAGATCGGCCGCGCGGGTGTTGCGCGAACGCTGCCCCATGATGCGCGTCAGCATCGGACGGATCGTGGTGGAGCTCACCTGCGTGCCGATCGCCGAGAAGTCGCCGTTGGCGTCGAAGGACGACGTGCGCCACAACGCGTAGTCGTTGCGGTTGATGCCGCCATAGGTGCCGGCGGTCGACGGCGAGACGGGGATGGCGCCGGCGACGCCGGTCAACTGCTTGCCGCCGTCGCCGGTGCCGTCCGAGTGCAGGGCCTCGTCCATCGCGTCCACGAGAGCGCCTTCGGCGGCCTCCATGTAGGACTCGAAGATGTCGAAGACCTGGTTCTCGCCCTCGTTGTTCAGAATCTCCTCCATGGTGAGGGAGATCGGAACGGCGACCATCTTGGGCGTCCAATAGGCGTCGTTGAACAGCTCGATCGGCGGATTATCGAGATAATCCCAGCCATTGTACCATTGCGCCTGGCTCTTATCGATCTGGAGCGTCTGGCGGATGCGAGGGCCGGAATAGGTGCGCATCAGGCCCTTGCGCTTGAGGACATTGAACAGCGGGACGCTGTCGGACACCAGGTCCTCGATCGCCGAGGAGCGCATCTCCAGGGCGGTCGAAAGCACCTGCTGGTAGTGCTCGGCCGAATTGATAGACATCTCAGTTTCCTTTGCAGGTCACTAGCGAGCGCGGCCGGCGGCGAGCCGGAGCGATTCGCGGATGGAGGGGGGCGGGCCGCTGCGCCGCGATGCCGGAGCTTCTCCGGAGGCGGGAGCGCCCGAAATGGATTTCTGCCCCGCCGGCTTGGCCGGTTCGGGCATGCTGGTCTGAGCAGCCGGTAGGTCGCGGGTCTGATCCGCCTGGGTGAAAAGCTGCGGGGCGGGACTGAGCCGTTCCGCCATCTCATAGGCTTCCGGCAGCGTGGCTGCCATGCCGGTCTCGATCAGCCGGCCGATCTGCGGCGCCAGTTCGTCGAGGCGCGGATGGTCCTGGGCGAACTGGGTTACCTCCTGCCGAACCGTCTGGAACACCTGCTGCTGCACGCTCGCCTTGACCGAGGACAACTCGGCCCGGAGCGACTGGACGGTCTGGTCCTGCTTGGCCGCGGCCTGATCCGGCGTCACGCCCAGGACGCGCTCGGCCACCTGCCTCAGCGTCACGCCGGCGCGCTGGCATATCTGGTCCAGCCCGCCGAGGAAGTCCTGCTTCAGCGAGCGATCGATCTCGATGTAATTGTGAATGACGCGCTGCGGATCGAGCCCGGCATTCTCGGCAGCCTCGTAGAAGGTGCGGATGCGATCGTACTTGTCAGCCGCCTGCTTGTGCTTGGCGATGCCCTCGTCGGCCTCGCGCAGCGCCCGGTTGACCTCGGCGCGCACCGAGAGCGGTGCGGCATCCCATTCGGCCTTGGCGCCGTCGTGGAAACGCGCGGGCGCCGGAAAGCGCGCTGCATGCGGATCGGCCGGCTTCTGCTCCGGAACCTGCTGCTGCGGCTGGCTTTCCCTGTTCGCAAACCGGCCCGTCGCCTCGTCTCGCGGCTTGGCCTCGGCGGGCTTCTGCTCCTGCCTGGGCGGCTCCGCCTTGCCCTGCGGCTTGGGCTCCGTCTTCGCGGGCTCTGCGGCCTTTGCCGGGTCCACCTCGGCCTTGACCTTCTCCGACGCGGCCCGGATTGTATCGGCCACCGATTTCAGCGGCTCCTTGGCGGCAGGGGCAAGCTTGTCGGCAACCGGCGTCTGCGAAGACAGCGGCTCGGGTATGCGCACCGGTTCAATGTCGACAGGCGCAAGCGAGGGTTCGACCGGCGCGGGTGCGCCGGCTGCGATGGCAGCTTCGGTCATGGTAATGTTTCCGTCTGAGGGAGTGGGAGTCTAGCCGTTCTTGATCCGGTTGGCGGCCCGCTGGATCGCCTCGCGAATGCCCTTGCGGTCGGGCCTGACCCTGGGCTTCCTGCGAAACCGTGCCGGATCGTTGCCAATCTCGATGCAGTCGTTGGCCCGCGTCACGGCCCGGAAGCCGGACTTGCTGTCGTAGAACCTGCCGTCGCAGGGATGCTCGACCGGGTCCATGGCATCGCCGATGATCATGGGCGACGGCAAATGCGAGCGCGCAGGCGCCGGGCCGGGAACGCGGCGATAAACCTGCCGACCGTTGCCGAGATCAAGCCATGCGTATGTCATGTCTCCTCCTCGGTCTCCACCGCCGCCACCCCCATCTCCGCCAGAGCCGCTTGCGGATCATCCCCGATGATCGCGACGATCGCGGACTACCGGACCCTCTGCACCCCGCGCCCGGCCAGCCAGGCATCGCAGTCGAGCATTGTCGCTTGCGGCGTAGACACGACCAGCGCCGCTAGCACGGCGGCGACGTCCTCGACGGTCAGGTCGAAATCGCCCCACTCGATCTCGGGCAGGACGCCTGCGCCGGCCGATGCGAGCAGGTCCACAAAGCTCTGCTGTGCCCAGGTGTGACACGCATAGTGACTGGCCGGCTCCTGCCCGTCTGATGAGACGGGCACTGCAAACGTATGGCCGGGCATCTCGTCATGACCAATCGCGCAGGCCAGACGGTTGGCCTCATCGCGCAAGCCGGCCGGGATCATCAGGGCGACGGAGTAGATATAGCCAGTCAAAACATCGCCTCCCAGTAAGCGGTGAGCTGGGCCTTTTCGGCGAGCGTCAGGGCGCGATTGACGTAGAGCACGTCGGCGAGGTCGAGCACCCGCAGGATGTTTTCTGCGCCAGAGATCGACACGCCGTCCTCGATCACCACGGCTCCGACGCTGTCGACATAGGCACGTGTATAGGTGCCGGCCGGCAGATTGACGGGCATCTGGTCGTCGACGCCGTCGCCCTCCAGATACCAGACGCCGCCGCCGGTCTTACGCAGGATCGGCCGGGCGGCGGACGTGGGCTGTGCGGCGCTCCACCCGTAGACACGGCGGATGGAGATGTAATCTACGCTGACGGCGCGGGTGCTGTTTGCGACGATCGAAAGGCGATCGGGTGCGGAGGCAAGACTAGTATACACCGCATATGACGACACGTGACCGAGGGTGTTTGTCAGTGGCTTGCTTGTCAGCCGGGACGTGCCGCCGGCCTGCATCTCGATCGTCCAACCTGCGACGCCCGTGGAGGCCAGGACATTGGTCTCAAATTTATAGGTTCGGCCGAGCAGACCGGTCCCGCTGAACGGCTGATACATCGTGCGTCCGTTGACAGAGCCTGTCGCCACGGCGACACCGCCGACGATGCTCCAATTGCCGTCGGATATCCAAGCCGACGGGTCCAAGAAATCGCCGTCCACGACAATCTCCTGGCCGATCGCGCCGCCCATCGACATGTCCAGCACCATACCGACGGGGGTGTCGACGACAGACGGGAGGTAACCGGGATGGTCCTGATACATTCGTCCGCCAGCCGGATCGAAGCCGCCCGGCCAGTGGCCGACCTCGCCGCCCGCAAACAGCGCGGACGGCGACCACGCGGCGTCATCGACAATTGTCACCGGCCATCCGCCGGATTCGACGATCGTGACCGCTGCGGCACCCGCCACTTGAGTGATCGGCGTTCCGAAAGGCGATTGCGTGACCGGCAATCCGCCCGATGGAACGATGGTGAACGGCGCTGCCATTTCAGACCGGCCCCTGCTGCATCTTGTGCGTCGCCGCCTGTTCGGCGAGCGCGGCTTTCTGCTGAAACGCCTGGTCGGCCTGCGCGGCCTGCTGGTCGGCGCTGCGCGCGGCGATGTCCGCCTGCTGCACGATCGTCTGCTGCTTGATCTGCGCCATCTGCATGTCGGCGGCGACCTTCTGCTGGAGTGCGGCCATCTCCAGCCGCAAGCGCTCCATCTCCATCTGATGCCGTTCGCGGTCCTGCTGCATCTTGGCCTCGATCTGCTGCAGCTTCGCCTCGTTCTCCTGCTGCTTGAGCTGCGCGTCCACCTGGCGCCCCTGCTGGTCGGCCTGCAGCTTCGCCATCTCGATCTGCGCCTTGCCCTGCATCTCCTGCTGGCGCATCGCCATCTCGCCCTTGAGCTTCTCAGCCTCGGGATCGGGGCGCGGCTGCCTGCTCTTGGCGACCAGGGCATCGATCGCCTCGTCGATCTTGCCTTCCAGCTCCCGCCCGGCGCGGAACGGCGCCAGGGCGAACTTGATCAGCTCGCCGACGACAGGTGCCATTTCGGGCGTGGCGGCCAGCACCGGGCCGAACTGCTGGATCATGCCGCCGAGTGCGGCCAGGAACTCGGCACGGGCTTCCTTTTCCGCCTGCTCGTCCGGCGCGATCGTGGAATCCGTCTCGATGTCGAGCACGAACGGCCGGATGCGCTGATCCCGCAGGAATGCCGTCACCTTCTCCAGGGTCGGCGTCTCGTTGAGCTTGTCGATAGCCTCCTGAGCCTGCACGGTGATCTGCTGGCGCAGCTCCATCACCTTCTGCTGGGCGGCCTGCGGGTTCTGCTGCGCCGCCTCCATGAGTTTCGGGTCGGACCGCGCCTGCTCGAACTTCGCCTTGAATTCCTCCTCGGCCCGGGCGGCGACCTCTTCCACCTTCCGCTTGATGTCGGCGTCGGTCTCGATCTCCATCTGGCTCATCTCGAGCAGGGTCTTCGGCGAGAAATTCTCAGCCATGATCTCCGCGCCGATCCGCACCATGTCACGGGCGACACGGATGAGCTCGGCCTGCTTGTCCCGAACCCGGACGCCGCCGAACTGCGCCTTGATCTGTTGGGCGGTCGCCGTCTCCTCCTTCTCGGTCGAGCCGCGCATGATGTCGGACAGGCCGACGATCTGGTAAATGTCGTCGATCACCTGGCGGCGTAGCGCGACCAGCCCGGTCACCGTGTTGGCGAGCGCCTCGATCGGCAGCCATACGATCGGGTCGCCGGTGCCGCCCGGGCCGAAAGCCGCCCAGTTCGAGATCGGAATGAGCACGCGCCGATCGTCGACCGTCTTGATGGCGGCCTCGATAGCATCGCCCATCTCCGTGTTGCCGGCCGGGTAGAAACCGCGCGCCTGGATCGCATCGGCGATGGCATGGATGCGGCTGGTGAGGTGATTCGCCTCCTCGACCTGATCCTTGTACAGCGCATAGTCGGGGACCGGCACGAGGGACCGCCGCTGCACGGTGCCGTAGGCGGGCTGCGGGCACGGGAAAAAGCCCTCCAGCGTCAGGTGCGGCTTGCCGTCGTCAAGCAGGGCGTCGACGCCCTCGGTCACCCACACGACGCGATCTTCGGTCTTCGACCAGATTTCCCACACGCCGGCTTTCTTGCGATTGTCGGCCGCGCCGTTGTCCCGGTCATCCTTGCGGACGGCAAAGACGGCATCCTGATAAGCCTTGCCGCTCGTCCTGCCGAACCGCTTGCGCATCTCCTTGCGGGTCATCCACCCGCGACGCGCCACCCAGCCGACCTCAGCCCATTTTCGGGCCGGCTCGTGCAAAAAGTCCTTCCGGTCCAGATGCTCGAAGCAGACGCGCTCCGATTCCGTCCTGCTCTCGCCCCTCGTCTCGTACCGGACCCACGCCGCGCCCCGCGCCACGATGTTCAGATCGTCGCGAATCTGCAGCATCACCGCATTGATGTCCGCGAGCTCGAAGGCAACGACCGTGCTGCGCTCCAGAAGCTCCGACGACACCCGGTAGACCGGGCGACGATCCTTGAACCGCGGCACGATCACAGGCACCGGCGGCCGGGCATAGACGGACGGTCCGAGCACCTGGATATTGGCCCAGAAAATCTGGAACTCACGATCCCGGCTGTCATTCGCCAGCCTCTCCAGGTCCGCGAACAGCTTGTCGATATTGTCGGCGTGCGACTGGTAAGCCTCGAATGCCGTCTCGGCATCCTTGATCGCAGCCAGCCAGGCGCGCGATGACTGTGGCTCGATCGTGGGATCGAGATCGACGTCATCAATGTGGTCGTCGTCAGACATTCGATCTCAGAACCTGATCCGTCTTGCGCTCGGCGGCTCCGGCGGCGGGATCATCCACTTGCCGGGCGGCGGAGATTGGAGCTTTGGTGGCGGCTTGGCCCGCGGAGGCTCGACGCCGCAATTGATGGCGAACTCGCCGAAGGCGTCCGCGCCGTGGCTGTTCTCGTCGTGCAGCGGCCCGAGGAAGGTCTGGAGCGCCGTGTTCTTCTTGCGGCAGTACCTGCGCAGGCGAGAAAGCCCCTTCATCACCCGCGCGCTCTGGTGGAACTCGCACATCGGCAGCAGCCGCCTCGATGCGTTGATGCGCTCGGTCGGATCCTGCGCCACGCCCCGGTTGATCAGGTGCAGCGGGACACCAAGCGACACCAGCGTCTCGATGCGGGTTCGGGCACCGGCTCCCCACTCTCGATTGCCGACGTCATGCGGCAGGAAGTGCCTCGCATACCGGAACGATCGCGACCGGCTCAACTCGACCATCGCCGCCGCCCTGTCCTGAAGGTCGACGGTGTATTCCGGCAGCGCCTCGGCAAGAATTTCATCGGCGCCTATGCCGCTGGCCTCGTAATAGTCGACGATGCGCACACGCGGCCCTGCCTCCGTCTCCCGCACCTGAAAGAACCAGATGGCCGTGTAGTCGTCGACGCCAAGGTCCCAGCCGGTGTAGACCGGCAGGGCATGGTCATACGGGTAGAAGCCGACCCGGCCTTCCTTCTCCGCCGCCGCAACCTGGCGCGAGAAGTAGGCCGCCTCGGTGACGATGTCGTACCCGCCGCCCCATACGTGCTCCGCCACCTCGGGGTCGTTCTGATAGTCCTGGTCCTTCTCTTCAACGAGAACCGCCGGGAACCACGGATTGTCGTACCAGTTGACCGGACAGATAATCGCGTTGCCCGGCGGCGCCTTGCCCCTGAAGAACTTGTCGACCGCGTCGGTATCGTGCCGAGGGTTCCACGAGAACCATATCTCCGAGCCGTCCTTGCGGATGGTCGGCCGCAGCAGCCGCAGGGAATGATCGGAAAAGGTCTGCGCCTCCTCCACCCACGCGAGGTCGAAATCCTCCAGGGACTTGATGTTCTCCGCGTTGTAGGTCTGCATCCCGCGGAAGATGATCAGCGAGCCGTTCCGGCCGCGGATTTCGTCCTTCAGGACACGGAAGAAGCTGCCCATCCCCAGCTTCTTGATCTTGTCGATGATGAGCTGGCGGACCGACTCCTTCAGGCTGGTTTGCACCTCGCGGATGCAGACGGCACGCGTAGGGCGGCGATAGCAGCGAAGGACGAGCTGTTCCCCGAAGAAATGCGACTTGGCCCCGCCGCGGCCGCCGTAGGCCGCCTTGTAGCGACTGTCACCCAGGAGCGGTGCAAGAGCGCGCGGGACATCAACGCTTAGGGTCGACAATGCGCTGCTCAATCACAGCGTACAGGGGCTGTTCCGGATCACCGGCCAATTCGTGCCGATCGCGCCAGACCTCCTTGCGGCGGTTCTTCAGCCAGAAAATTTGGGCCGTCACATCCGGCGGGCAATGTTCGCGCGTCTTGGCGCGGACGATCTCCCCTCTGTTGTTGAAGACCTTCTCGCTGTCGAACGAGTAGCCGACCGCTCTCTGGTACAGGCTGCGCTCGACACGATCGTCAGCCGCTTCCTTCGCTTCCTTTACGGCCCGACAAAACTCCTCATGCTCTGCAGTCCAGCGCTCGATGGTCCTGATGCTGACCTCGAAGAAATCAGCCAGATCGGCGTTCGTTGCACCGAGCGCACAGAGCTTCGATGCTTGACCGGCAAAGGAAGGCTTGTACTTCGGCGGCCTGCCGCGGCCCGTTTCCGATGCGGCAGGCTTCAGCCCCTCGGCACGATCTGCAATGTCCTTGATTTTGTCGGGCGAAGGCCCTCGGTCTCGTGGCATGGTGCCTCCGGCGGTCTGAGCGCCTGTGAGATGGTGGAGGATCGCGCTCCTAGGCCGCGTTGACCCACCACGCCCAAGCCAGGAGGGATGCTGTCACCGCGACTGCCGCGATCCACATCGCCAGATGTGTCGGCTTGTGCTTGATCTCAGCTTCGAGCGCCGAGAGGCGTCCTTCAACCTGGCGGGAGACGTCGATCAACGCCCGGATGTCGCCCTTCATGGTCGCGATGTCCGAACGCAAGGTCTGTGCTTCGACCTCCAGCACGGCGAGCCGTACCTTCAGGTCATCCATCGCGGGCCGCGCAGCCGCAATCGATCGATGCACAGTTGCAATCGCAGGGCCCAGGCGGATACGCCGGGGCTAAATTCATCGCGCAGTCCGAAGCGTGCGCGGTAGGCGCTGGCGGGACGTGCCCGAGAGGATCGGTCGCCTTGATCTGATTGAGCCGGTTTACGCCCGCCCCATAGAGGCCGGCATTCACCCTTTCGAGGTCCGCATTCGCGTTTTGCTTGTCCGAGGAAACCACAGCTTCGTTGAACGCTCCCGGTGCGAGATGTCCCTGGGAGAGGTCCATGTTTCCGCTCTGCGCCAGGTTCGAAAAATGGCCCCGCTGTTCAGTTTGACCGAACGCGGCACGCTGTTCCGTCGCCACCTTCTGGAAGATGCCCTGTTGCTGGTTGCTGAACGGACGCGG